CATTTGGAGCGGATAATAAAGTTGTTGGTGATATGTATGTTAGAAAAACATCTACTGCTACAAGGGGTAATATGTTTGTTCAAGGAAGTATGGCGGTTGGTGGATTAGCAATTGATTCTTCTAACGAATTGTTCGTTGATGGAAACATAGCAGCCACAGGAAACATCACGGCATTTTTTACATCAGATGAAAGACTTAAAAATAATATAATTAGAATTGAAAATGGGTTATCGATTGTAAATCAATTACGACCAATAGAATTTGAATGGGATGAAAAATCACCATTCTATCACGATAAATTTAGAGACTACGGATTACTCGCACAAGAAGTAGAAAAAGTTTTACCTAATATTGTTGGTGAAATGAAAGACGGATACAAAGGTATCAAGTATGAAAAAATAATACCATTCTTGATTGACTCAATACAACAATTAACAAAACGAGTCGAAGAATTAGAGGGTAAATAATGGCTTTAGCATCCTTTGCAGCAAATGTTACGATGTCAGCAAAAGACATCAACGAAGAACTTGGTATTTCAATAACATCTATGTTAGACTTTCAAGGAGCAGCAGCTTCATTTTCAGGTATTATTGATACCGAAACCACAGAGGGTTTTGGTGCAGAAGCTATCGAAATGAAAGAATTTTATGGTAAAACTTTCTCAGCAGGTAGTGGTACATATGGTTCAAGAAATACTCACACAATTAAATATCTAACTGATGCTGGCGCAGCACAAGCTTGGAGTTCAAATCAATTGATTCAATGTGCAGAAAATTCAAATACGAATATGTCAGCTGACACAAGTTTTAGTGCAAGAACAGAAACATATCACGTTGACGACTATATTGATAATGATTTAACCAATGGTGATGTTTTCTTTTTAAATGCGACAGGTACAGGTAAGTTTGATGGAACTTCTGCAGCCGTGGATAGTGGTGGTGACGGAAGTAGATTTTACTTTGATGATACAGCAGATGATATAGTTCAAGTCAGTTCAACAGGTGTAGCAAGTAATGTTCGTTCAATAACACCAAGTGTTTTGACATTATCATTAGTTTCAAAAGACGACGATGAAATTACAGTAAGAGCAACAGGAAATACACAAGTAACAAGAACTATAAGATTTTATAAAGATGGTAGTTCAGTAGCAACAAAAACTGCAGATGGTGGTGGTGGTAGTGATTTCAATGGTGGTGGTGTTGACGACACAAGTAGAACACAAGACTTTACTTTTTCAAGTTTAGCTTCCAATACAGCTTTTGCATTAAAAGCTAGAGCTGAAAATGCAGTTGCAAATAGTGCTGATTCCAATACACTTAATATAACAACCGACGCACCACCAGTAAGTTTCAGCGTTCCTGCAGATTTCAATTTATTTGTAGATGATGGAGAGAGTGATAACGATGATAGCAATACATCAGGTGAAATACAAGTAACACTTACAAATGGTAGTGGTAATACAACAATTCAATGTCAACAACCAGACCACGCTGGTAGTGGTGGAACTGTTCCTAAATTACAAGTAAGAGCTGGAACAAGTTCAGGTGTTTATTCATCTGGTCTTTTCCAAAATTCAGTAACTCTTAGTAACGCATCAACTTACTTTATGATATTCAAATTACAAGAAAATGGAAATGATAATAATTACCCGAACGATGGTAGTGGACTAACTCAAGATAGAACAATTACATTTACAAATAGTGGTGTATCAAATACAGATTTACAAATTGCAATTAAGGTAGTAAATAGATAATGGAATACGATGTTTATTATTCAACAGGTGGTTTAAATATGATTGGTGGTGGAGCTGATGTATGGGTGAACAAATGGTTAGAATTAATACCACAACACTTAAAAACTGAATCCAAGTTATTGATACATAGAACTCGTCCACCAGGTCATCAACCAGATTGTCCTATGGAAGTTCATTGGCAAGGACACGATAGAAAAAAATTTAAAGAATTATTAGACAATGCCAGACGAATACATATTCTACACGGATATTATTCACCGCATGTTTTCATAGAAGAAAATAAAGATAAAATACATAGTGTGGGAATACATTGTTCAGTAAAAGATATTATGAAAGCACAACACGTTTTAGGATTAGATAAAGGTTTTCATTTTTATATGGAACCAAGATGGGAAAACCAAATAAAATCTTATGCAAAATATCCATTTTGGATAGGTATTAATGACCCAAAGTGGAATGTTGAACACGACCATTTACTAACAATACCAAACTTTTATGAATTTAAACACAATAAAGATGTTGTGGACAGTAATAGAGTAGGTTTCGCCGCCAGAATGGAAACACGAAAATGTCCACACTTCTTAGAAGGTATTGATAGTTTAGTATTTACAAATGGTGCAGATGTTAGATGGTGGGAAAAAAACTTGAACACCGATACTTCTAAATGGAAGGTATATAATTATCGACACGAACAACACGATATGTTTATGAGACAAGATTGGGGTATAAGTCATTCAGCACATATCTATGAACCATTTGGATACTCAATATTCCAAGCGGTTGATTGGGGTAAGATTCCTATATTGGCACACGATTGGTTGATAGATTATGATTATCCATTTAGAGCTTCAACACAAAAACAATTTAAAGAACAATATGAAAAGATTTGTAAATTATCATTACAAGAAAAAAGGGATATATTATTCCCATTACGAGAACATTTAAAACAATGGGACAATAAAGAACAATGGAGAGATAGATTACTTGAAATATACAACGAGTAATATTTATTAATATGGCAACATCTACAAAACAAAACTTATCATTAGGAAAACTTCGTAGAGCAGTAGACGGAAATGATTCATATACTGCAGCTATGAGTATGTCCCAAGCAAGTGGTAGTTCAGCTACTTCACCGGCACCAGTCAAGATGTCTGACTTTTCAATAAGTGCAGTTGACGAGGGTGTGAGTGGATTCACTTATTTGTTTGAACAAACAGCAGAAAACTATGAAATGGAATTTAGTAATGAAGGTAGTTTATTTAATAAAAGAATTGCAAACAGAACTGAAAATCTTTCTTGGTCTTTTGATGGAAATCTTGATGTAACTTTTGGTGGAGCAGATTACATAGCACAAGTTACGGCAGGTTCAATAACAAATACGGATGGAGCAATCGCTGGAACATTCAATCAAAGTGGTAGTATCAAAGCAAAATTTGCAGAAGACGGACAATCAGACGGATTCAATGACCACGCAACACGATACAACACAAGTGTTTCCAAATCAATAGAAATCGTAGATACTTATGGTGGTGTTCCGAGTTGTTTATTGTTTGGAAGTCAAGTTAGTAAATCAGATGGAAGTGTTGTTAATGTAGAGGACTTAAATATTGGTGATGAAATACTTTCTTTATCTTTACAAGGTTCTACCGACGAGAGTGAGGGTGATTGGGAAAGTGACACATTCAATAGAACAGGAAGTTTTACTGAACACTCAGCCAGTGTAAAAAGAGTTATGTATGAGTTTGCTAATAGTTATTACGATATAAATAACGGACAAGAAAAAATTACAGGTGAACACCATATGTTATATAGAAAAGCAGGTAACGAAAATTGGGTGTGGAAAACTGCACCTACATTTGATGTTGGTGATTATCTTATGGATAAAAATGGAAACGAGGTACTTATAGATTCAATAGTGCCTAATGTTAATATTGATGGATACGAGGTAGTTCAATTAGATGTTGAACCAAATGACTTTTATATAGGACAAAAGTTTTTAGTACACAATAAAGGTAGTAATGACGAACCAACTTATCCTTCAACTAAGTTCACAACTGCACCAGGTGATTTTACTATGGCAGGTAGTTTAGGAGATACCGTAATAACTGACTTTGTTGCAACAATACAATTAGCAAATGGTAGTGGTAACACAGCAATCACTAAAACACAAACAAGTGCAGGAGCAGTAACATTAACAGTTGCGTTCTCAACAAGTGGAGACCCTGGTACAAGTGGAACTGACAATAGTGGTACAGGTTTTGTATCATTTCCTAAAAATGACTTATCATTTACGAGTGGAACACTTCGTATGAGATTCAAAGCAGTTGCAGCTGGAAGTGGAGATGGAACAGGTTCAGCAACAATATCATTCACAAATAATGGAGTAACAAATTCAGATTTAGATATCACATTGAATTTTACATAATATGAAAAAATTTAAGTATTTGGTTGTAAACGGATGTAGTTATAGTGCAGGAGGTTGTATGTATGTTGCAGGTGATGCGCATGATGATAAAGAACAAGTAGCAAAATCAAGATTAAACAGATTCTCAAAAAAACTATCAGAAAAACTTAATTGTGAAGAAATAAATTTATCAGCATCTGGTGGTTCAAATCAAAGAATATTCAGAACCACTTTTGATTGGATACAAAAAAATAAAGAAAAGGTAAAAGATACTTTATTTGTTATTGGACTAAGTGGGCCAGCAAGGGTAGATTTATATTCCAAACACGAAAATAGATACATATGTGGTCAACCATTTTATAGTGGGCCAAGTGTAAAGTTAATAGCAGAAAAGATGGGTTGTTCAGTTGATGAGGTTTGGGGTTGGGTTAACTTTAAAATAAACTATACTTATGAAGAAAAAGAAGTTATCAAAGAAATAAAACGAGAATGTATAATCTTAAATAAGTATGTAGATGGTAATGCCATATTTTTTAACGCTTTGAGAAATATTAACATATTTATAGATGAAGTGGATTATATGAGTTTTGGTGAACATAATACTTGGCAAGACTTTGTAGGTATAGAAGTTGGACATCCAAAAGAAAATCATCATCACGAAATGGCTGATAGGTTATACAAACATATACAAAAAAGTTATGAAGAAAACAATACTTAATCACGAATATATAGAACAAGAAATAACCACTAACGATAAACAATCGGACACCAAATATCGTTGGTCGCATGGCGCTACCGATAATCATATGGGAGACGGAATCATAGTTTACTCTATGATGTATTTCTTTAAACCAACAATATCAGTATGTTTAGGAAGTGGTGGTGGATTTATTCCAAGAATAATGTGGAAGTGTGTATCGGATTTAAACGAAGAGGGATTCAATACTGATGAATCAAGAGTTATATTAGTGGATGCGGTTAACGGAGTAAACGGACATCCAGATTGGACTGATAAAGATAGTTTTTATCGTAACAACTTTTTATCCGAATGGTTACACACTACAACAGAAAAAGCATACTATGAATTTTTTGTGAAAAGAGATATGAAGATTGATTTATTATGGATTGACGCAGACCACACTATCGAAGGTATCAAAAAAGATTTTGATATGTATTCACAAATAATGAATGACAACGGAATAATAATGATACACGATACAGATAAAAATTATGTGGACAATTTTATTGAAACAGAGGAACACGAGGACTACGATTTATCAGGCCCAAGTGAATTTATTAAAACTTTGGATAGTGATAAATTTGAAATACTAAATCTATTTAATTACGGAATAGAAAAAGACTTTCCAAGTTCAACAGGCATAACAATAGTGAGGAAGAAATGAATTTAGTTACGGTTTGTGGACACAACACAACAATGTTATATCATATGTTAAATCATTATCATTTACATATGGACGAGATATTTGTAGTTTTGTATGCACATCATAAAAAAGACCCGGTTATAGAACAAGGATTACATATCTTAGAAAAGTTTAATTTAAAACCACACAAGATAGTTTATGAAAGACCATTTGATTGGGCACGAGTTACAGAACATTACAATGAAACCAAACTACTAAAACCAAACGATTGGTGGATAGTAGCAGATGACGATGAATTACAATTATATTCTAAACCAACATATCAGATTATTGAGGAGTGTGAAGAGTACGGATATGACTTTGTTACAGGTGGTTTTGTAGATAGAATAGGAGATGACGGAGATTTTCCTAAGATTACTTTAGAATCAAATGTATGGGAAGAAATGCCAGAAGCAGGTTTTTTCAGATATCCAATGAGTAAAGCATGTCCAAATAAAGTTACATTGATGAAAGGTAATGTCAAAGTATCTAATGGACAGCATTATGTAGAGTTTGAAGACGGAACAACATCTTGGGGTAAAGAACATCCAAAAAGATATCCAATAGAAAAGAACTTTACACAAGTTCATCATTTTAAATGGGACTACTCGGTGTTTGATAGATTACAAGAAGTAGGAAAGTCATCAATTGGTGAATCGTGGGCACACGAATATCGATTGATGTATAATGAAATAAAAGATAATGATTTTAAAATAGACTTAACAGCAAGAGAATTTATGTTTCAAAGATTAGATAAACCAAACTATCATCAATTAAGACATTGGGATAGGTTGACAAAAAAAATTGTATCGATTTAATGATTAAGTTGATATTTATTAATAGAGTTACAAATAAAAAGGGTTTTTAATATGCCACAAGAAAACAAAAAAGAGTTAATGTTAGAAGAAAGAAAAGTAAAAGCACTTGAGAAAATTGCTAATGTTCTTGATGCTTTGACACTTTGGTTCGAAGACATTGATAAAGAGGAATGGTCAAATAGGTCACAATGGTATTTGGCTGAGTTCCACAAAAAGTATATAGAAGAAGAAACAGAAGATAAGTAATGAAACTTGGAATAATTGTCCCATATCGTAAACGACCGGGACATCTTCGTAAGTTTCGTCAATCTATTGAATCTTATTTGAAAGGCCAAGATTATCAATTAATCGTGGTTGAACAATCAGACGATTTACCATTTAATCGTGGTAAATTGTTGAACATAGGATTTCAGTATGCGGTAAGACAACAATGTGATTATGTTGTATTTCACGATGTTGATATGTTGCCAGTAGATGTAGATTATTCTTATTCAGATGTTCCAACTCATCTTGCCACAGGATTTACCAATAGGCATGGTGAAACTTCAAACAGAGAAGTATTTGATACATACTTCGGTGGTGTAACTTTATTTCCAATTGATTTATTCAAAAAGGTAAATGGTTATTCCAATGAATATTGGGGATGGGGATTTGAAGATGATGACTTGTTAATGAGATTAACAGAGCAACACATTTTTACCGATACCACTTACTACGAAGTTCCCAAATTAAATACATCAGCTTTGTATCTACACGGAGATAAAAGTTATATACAATGTCCTAACAATATAAATCTAAACAAAGACTTTACACTACACATATCTTTTAAACCAGATGAAATTGTACCTGACTACAATAAAATGTTTGACGAATATTGTGTGTTTAGTATTGAGGGTTGGGATACAACAATTGCATACAATTCTTTCAATAGATATAAATTTGAATATTGGGATGCTGAAAAAAATTGTCATCAAATTACATCAAAATATTCTTATCCTAAATTTACCAACATTACAATTACTTACGACAGACACGAAAAATATTTGTCAATGTATCAAGACGGAGTAAAAATTGGTGAACATATATTAAAAAGTAAATTTTTAGATACAAAAAAAGCTTGGTTCAATATTGGTATTGGAGCGACAGATAGAGATGATGACATAAAAAGTTTTCGTGGTTATGTAAATGAGTTTGCTTATTGGGACAAACAATTACAACCAAACGAAATAAAAGAGTTACACGAATCACAAGGATTTAGTCTACTAAACAACTATGAACAATATAGTAGTTCATACAATCTAAAAACTTATTATGATTTCAAACACATCAAGTTAAAGTCAGATTATTTTTATGATGAAGGTAAAATGTTAAACTTAAAAACTAATGAATATGACGCATTAACCTTTCATTGTATTCCAAAAACATTTCATTCGATTGAGAGAAAAGAAATATCTATTCCCGCCAGACGACAATCGAAGTTTGAAATGTTAAAGCATGAATCAGAAGGTTACCAAGAGGGTGGATATGGTAGAGTTTCTGGTGGTTGGAAAACTGAATCAACACGACTAAATCAGATTAGATTTTACAATCAAGTTCGTAATAATCAAACTGAGTTAGCAACAGATGGATTAACATCATTAAAGTTTAAAGGTGTTTCTAAAACTGAACAAGACAACTATACATTTATATCGGTGGAGTTATGAAGTTAGGAGTTTGCATACCATATCGTGATAGTGGAGATGGAGTTCGTCAAGGACACTTGGATAGGTTAATACCACACTTAGAAGAATTTTTAGGTAAACAAGGTATTGACTTTACTTGTTATGTAGGACATCAGATTGATTATGAAAAGTTTCATAGAAGTGGGACTAAAAATGTTGCATATTTACAAGCAAAAAAAGATGGGTGTGACTATTTTGCATTTCACGATGTTGATATGTTACCTTATGATGATTGTTATTATGGACATCCTGGCGATACACCAAAACATATAGCAACTTGGTTATCACAATGGGGTTATACTTTACGAGATACAGAATACTTTGGTGGAGTAGTGATATTCACAGCAGAACAATTTGAAAAAATCAACGGATACAATACTGAATATGTTGGTTGGGGTATGGAAGATGATGATTTGTATTGGAGATGTGTGAAAAAGGGTTATTTTGTTCAACCAACTTTTGATACAATTAAACAAAAAATGGTTTTATCATTAGATGGAAAATCTACTTGTATCAAAGTTAATCCTTCAAGACAACTAAAAAGAATACCTACTGATAGTTTTAAAATAGAAGTTATTTGTAAACCTGAAATACCCGAACACGAGCCAGAACATTTAATTGGTAAAGGAAACAATAGATATCTTAAGTATCCAATTTTATCAAAAATAGGATATGATTTTGGTATAGATTATAATAATAGTAATGCTTTCGCATCATCAATGTGGGATTGGAAAAACCAACACATTTATCGTTGGAGACGAAGATATCAAAACAATTGGACAAAAGTTAGTTTGATACACGACAAAGACAACAAAAAAATCAGTTTTCAAATCAACGACCAAGACTTAGGAGAAAAGTTTGGTATTCAACAATCAACAATTGAGTATGAAGAAAAATTAAAACGATATGGAAACAATCCTTTTTGGATTGGTTGTAATGACCCACTTGCTTGGGAAGGACAAAGATTTTTCAAAGGAGAAATAGCAGAAGTAAAGATGTGGGATGCTTATGATGAATTAGTTTTACATTACGATATGACAAAGTCAATATGTTGCGACCAAGGTTGTCGTAGATGTAAAGAAAATATTGTAAAAGACTTAAGTGGTTATGAAAACCACGGAGAAATACAAAATCGTGGGATTAGATTTTTACAAAATACAGAAGTAATTAAATTAAATCCAGAACCACATAGAAGATATGGAACTATGGAGTGTATGTATCACGATGATGAAGGAATAATTAATAATCAATTTCAAGGAGATGTAGAACAAACATCTAAGAATGAAATACTATATAGAAAGAAAATGCAAAAGGGTGAAGTTGATATCGATAAATCAGGATTGAACTCTATGAAATATAAAATAGATAGTATTGATACTATTTATAATAGACACAAGTTAATTAATGTAAGGTTTAATGGCTAAAAAAAGACACAGATTAGAAAATCCACACTATTCTGAGATGGAAAGAAAACTTAATGAAGTTGGACCCGGTATGTGTTTGGCTAAGTGGACACAAGTCACACTACAATTGCAAACAGGACACAATCATAGTTGTCACCATCCAAGAACACACAAAATCAATCTAAAAGAGATTGCACGAAATCCAAGTGCCCTACACAATACACAATACAAAAAACTTCGTAGAAAAGAAATGTTAACAGGTAAAAGGCCAGTTGAATGTGATTATTGTTGGAATGTAGAGGATAATTCAGATAGATTTTCAGACAGAACATTTAAGTCAAACGAAAGTTGGTCAAGACCACATTTTGATGAAATCGTAAATCAAGATTGGAGAGAAGATTTTAATCCAAGATATGTAGAGGTGGCATTCTCAAATGCTTGTAATTTTAAATGTAGTTATTGCGCACCTGCTTTCTCAACAACTTGGATGGAAGAAATAAAAAACTATGGAGCTTATCCAACAACTGATGAATTTAATTCACTTAAATACAATAAACTTGAAGATAAATTACCAATACCACAAAGAGAAAGTAATCCTTACGCAGACGCATTTTGGAAATGGTGGCCAGACCTTTATCAAGATTTACACACATTTAGAATCACAGGTGGTGAACCACTATTAGCACAAGATACTTGGAAAGTATTAGATTATGTTCTTGAACAAAAAGAACCAAACAAAAAATTAAATCTTTCAATTAATTCTAACCTTGGTGTGCCAGATAATTTGATTGATAAGTTGATTGAAAAACTAAAAAGAATTGAAGACGAGGAAAGAGTTAATGAATTAGTAATTTTTACATCAGTTGATACTTGGGGTGAACAAGCTGAATATATTCGACACGGATTAGAGTTCAATCGTTTTTGGTATAACTTAGAAAAAATACTATCATCATTGGATAGAGTAGTTGTGACAATTATGTCTACTTACAATGCACTATCAGTTCCAAACTATTCTAAATTAATTGACGGAGTTTATGATTTAAAAAGAAGATATGGTTCATCAGATAGATATTGGAACTCAGCAGTGTTTTTAGATTCAAGCTATTTAAGATATCCAACACATCAAACTGTTCAAGTCCTAAGTGACTATTGGAATCCAAAAATATTTGAACACGCACAATTAGCAGACTTTTATTCTATTCCAAACTTTGAAAAACAACATTATGGATTTTCAGATACAGAAATACAAAAACTAAAAAGAATATGGGATTGGAAAATTGCAGAATGGGACGGAAAAGAAGAACAAGTTAGAGAACATAGATATAACTTTGGTAAGTTTTTTAAAGAACACGATGTAAGAAGAGGAACAGATTTTAGAAAGGCATTTCCTGAGTTAGAATCATTTTATGTTGAGTGTTTGAGGATGAAATTGTGATAAAACTTAATGGAAAAGGTTGTTGGCTATTAGCAAATTATAGTCGTAATATGGTTTCAACTTACACAACAAAACAATTAGTAAATGATGATTTTGAAATAAAGGTTGATTGTAGAGTACATTGGCAAAAAATAATAAAGTCTGGAGTACACTACACAGGAGTAGTTTGTTTTAATGGAGCACACTTTGGTATTTTGTGTAAATATTATAACGGATATGCTATGATATCAGCTGAAGTTTGGTCTGAACACGAAGGTAAGAATATTGTTAACGAAGCTCAAGTTTTGATAAGAGATGATAAATTAAAAGAAGATGATTGGAGAGAGATAAGATTAATTTATAAGAAGAATGAATCAATCACTATTGTAACTACTGAAGGTAGAGAAACAACAGAAATACAAGGTGAAATATTAGATTACGCAGGTTCATATATGTGGGTTGGTTGTTGTGATAATCACAAACACACACCTAAAGAATATCAAGGAGATTGGTATGGTGAAATAAGAACTATATCGGTACACGGAAAAGATAGATATTTTGCTGATTATGACTTCAATAAAAAGACTCGATACAAAGTTTATGATAATAGTGGTAATGGAAATCACTTAATTGCTAAACATTTAAATGAGGAAGGATTTATAATAATTTACTAATGATACTAATATCACATAGAGGAAATATAAATGGTTCAAAGCCAGAGATGGAAAACAAACCAGAGTATGTACAACAAGCATTAGATTTAGGATATGATGTAGAAATAGATGTTTGGCTAATAGATGGTAATTTTTTCTTAGGACACGACGAACCACAATATCAAGTTCACGGAACTTTTTTGATGAAAAAAGGTTTGTGGTGTCACGCTAAAAATATCGACGCATTTTATCTTATGAGTCTTGATAGTAGAGTACATTGTTTTTCACACGATAGAGATGAAGTAGCATTAACATCAAGAGGATATTTTTGGTCATCGTCAGAAAATGAAATGACAAGTAAATCCATTTGTGTTATGCCATCAGACTATATAGATTTACCAAAAAATATAGCAGGGGTTTGTTCAGATAATATAGGAAGTTATAAATGAAAAAATTAATATTATGTGACGGAGATAGTTGGACTGCAGGAGATATAATAAATCCTGAACTTAAATTATCAGGTGAAGAACATCCGTATGTTAATCATCCAAAAAATGATGATTACAGATTACCAAAAGTCTGGCCACATAAATTAGGTAAATCACTAAATATTGATGTTTTAAATATAGCTCACGCTGGTAGTTCAAATGATGGTGTTGTTCGTAGGACAACGAGAAAAGTAAAAGAATTGTTATTAGAATACAAAGCAGAAGACTTGTTCGTAATAATAGGTTGGTCGTCGCCAGAGAGAAAAGATTTTTATTATAGGGGAGAGCATGAGTCTTGGGAAACTATTTATCCTGCTCAGGGATTTTCTTATGATGAAGATTTAAAAAATTTCTATAATACATATGTAGAAAAATTTTGGAATGATGTTGAGTATGTTGAAAGATATATACAACAAAACTTATTACTACATTACTATTTAAAGGAACACAATATAGACCATATATTTTTTGACGCATTTTATGAAACTAAAGGTGAAAGAAGTCTCTTCAATTCTACTGACATTGACGACATAATTATAAAAGTAGGATACGATACAAAAGGTCACTATGAATTAATAGAATACTTTTTAGAACTCAAAAAAGAATTTACATTAGACACTACTTTTAGAAATTATTTGCTTGACAAAGATAAACCATTTACCTACGAGGGTGAAGAGCTTCATTCATTTAAAGAAGACACATTTGATGATGAGTTTCACCACCCATCAGAATTAGGACACAAACAATGGGCTAACTACTTAAAGGATAAGTTATATGAAAAAATTGTATGATAAAAGTAAAAAAGGAACAATAATACTTTCACACTATCGTTCAGGTGGAACACAACTAAAACTAATTATATCAAATGTTTTACGAGCAAATGATATGGGTGAGTTGGATTTTGATTTAGAAACAACGGATTTAAAAAAAGACTTTTATTCAAAATTGTCAGAAGATAGTTATAGTGTTACACTTGTTAATAATCCAATCGTTATTTCTTGGATAAATAATAATAAAGATGTGTTTGAATATTTAGAAAAAAACTTTCATATTGTTGGATTAAAAAGAAAAGATAATGTGAAGTGTTTATTATCATTGGGTTTATGGGAAAGATTAATAGCATCTGGCTTGTTTGAGTCTTATGACTTATGGACAAAAGAGAATATGGAACAATTTCATAAAAGTGTTACAGAAAACTTATTACCACCAAAAGAAGTTGGTATAGGATACAGAAGTATAGTGGAAAGTAATCATCATTCACACCATAATCATTTACATCAAATTGTCAAAATATACTTAGATGAGTTAAGTGTATTAGAAACACTTTGTAGTAGGTTTGAAGTTGATATGATACATTACGAAGACTATGAGTTTAACAAAAAGTTTTTAGTAGACTACTTTCCAAATATTTGTGATGCTAAGAAAACTATTGAAGATACCTATCTTGGAAAAATACCATATGTATCGTCTGACTATTTAGTCTACTACGAAGATAGTGTTAGAAAAATTTTAAAAAGTTGGGGAGTTACAAGTGACTAAGTTAATTATATTTGATTTGGATGGAGTGTTAGTTGATGCGAAAGAAATACATTACAACGCACTAAATAAAGCACTTAAAAACATAGACAAAAAATATGTTATCAATCGTGATGAGCATTTATCTATGTATGATGGAAATCCTACAAGAACAAAATTAAAAATGTTATCACAACAAAAAGGGTTACCATACGAACTACACGATACCATTTGGGAGGACAAACAAAATTTAACGATACAAATGATTAATGATTTAGAAGAGGATGAACGACTAATTAATGTATTGGAACGATTAGAACAAGATGGATATATATTGTGTTGTGCAACTAATTCAGTTAGACATAGTGCAACAATACAACTAACAAGAAGAGGTTTTATTGACCACTTAGAATTTGTATTTACTAATCAAGATGTGGTAAATCCAAAACCAAATACAGAAATTTATTTAAGATGTATGATTAAAGCTGGAGTTAGTCCAAAAGAAACAATTATATTAGAGGATTCAGAATTAGGGAGAAAAGGTGCAAGAGCAACAGGTTCGCCAGTGTTGGAAATAGAAAACTCTGCTGATGTCACCTATCGTAAGATACGAAAGTTTATTGATAATGTCAAGTAAAAAATACAAAAATATTTACATAAATGGTTGTAGTTTTACAGCAGGACACCATCTTTTATATGAATCATCTTGGCCATATCTATTGGGTAAAAAGTTAGGATTAAACACCATAAGTAGAGCGGTCAACGGACAATCTTTTGATTCTATTTTTGTTAATACTATCAATCATTTAAGTATGTTAAATTCTGATGATACACTTGTGGTCGTTGGTACAACTTGGTCTACAAGATACTCAGTAGCTTTTGACGAGATTACAGGAAATGTAACACCAGTTGATGTGGTGGGTGAAAACACACACAAAAAATTAAAAGAAAACTTTGATGATAAAATACATCGTGATAGAAGACTATCATCACCATATACTTTTGACAAATCAGAAATAAACGAATTGTATTATAAATTTTATGGGCGAGGTGATATTGGTAGACCAACTGAAAAAAAACAAAGATTCGATAAATTAATGATGTCTTTTGTAGAGTATTACGAATCAAGGTTAAAATATGATAACAATCTAATAAATAATCAACAATTAAATTTGTTGACAAAAATTGTAGCATTAGAGGGATTTTTAAAAAGTAATAATTTTAATTACAGGTTTATAGATTTTGCTGGTGAGACAAAAGTACAACACAATATTATTGACTTATTGGATAAGGAAAAAATTATAACTTTTGATGATGTATGGAAAGACAAATATGTTGAAGGGCATCCAACACAAGAGGGTGCAATAAATGTAAGTGAGGTTTTATATGATAGCTTTAATAGATAGATTTAATCAAGTTAGTATGCACGACCCAAGTCAAGATATTGTGGATTTATATAAACACATACCCGAAATAAATGAATTAGACAATCGCGCACAACCAATATGTAGACCTTTGTTTAGTCACTCAAGTTTACCAGATGTTATGGAGTTGGAAATAGTTGAGGTGAAAGATTTTGATTTCAAATCTAAGTTTAGTTACTTTGTTCACGTTCATCACAATCAACCATTGTGGGCAAAAAACTTAGATGTGATACCAAGAAAAATATTAGATGAAGTTAGAAGTGGAAATGGTAAACTTATATTTGACAATACATTAGAAGGAAAGTCAATAGAGGGTGATGAATTTTTAAACCCATTTTATGAAAGTATTGATAAGTTGAAGTTACCAACTGAAAATATTTACTTTATTACTAACAACTTAATTGCAGAAAAAACACATCAAGATTACGATAGAGAAAATAAAATAAATATTGTATCAGTTATGTGGAATGTATTTGACATACAAAGACTTAAAGGTGAGAAAAATTTACCTATGAAAGTCAGAGCAGATATGGAATACAAATACAAATCAGTAAACATATTTAAGATAAAACACTTCTTAAAAATTAATAGAACTAATCGTGATGAAAGAGATATATTTATGTTATTTTTAAATTTTGAAAAGCTACTTGATAAATGTTTAGTTAGTTTTCCAGAATTACATAAGTGGCCAGATTATCCTGATATGTTTTACAAATATACACAAAATGAAAATATCGAAGATTTGAAATCACAACTACCATTTGATATTGATGAAACGGATGAAACTAATCACGGCCCGGCAGGACTTGGAAAAGGTATGTTCAATGCAGATTTACCATTTGACCCAATTCACTATCGTGATACTTTTATTAGTATTGTTATGGGAGCATTTCCATTTGATACAAGTGGTTATCACTTACATAGTTCTACATTCAATCCTATGTATTGTGGACATCCAATAATACAATTCGCTCCTTACAAAACATTAGATGTGATGAAACAATATGGATTTAAAACTTTTGACAAATGGTGGGACGAAAGTTATGATAATGAAAAGGATGATTGGAAAAGATTACAAATGATTATGGATTTGGTTTTAAAATTATCTGACTACGATGAGAAAGATTTATTAAATATGTATGAGGATATGAGAGAAACCTTACAACATAATATTAATATTATAGAGGATTATGATATAAAAACAAATTTATACGATAGGATATATGATGAATAAAAATTACTACAATGGTAAACATAATATAATCAAACCAAATATGTCATTGAAAGACGAGGCATTTAAGATTAGAAAACAAGAGTTAGATAATGATGAAGTTTTTTCTGGCAATCTGATACTAAGAAAAGAATTTGATAATTTAGATTATGACAAAATATTTTCATTACCATTGGATGATAACTTGATTTATGTTAATGATGTTAACTATTCACACAATCATCTTGAGTGTAGTATTGATGATAGTATTATTTATTGTGGTTCTTTTGTATTGTGGTTTTTAGGAAATCATCATAGAAACAATCAATCTTTATTTGCAGATATTCGTTCACATAGAATTTTTCCTAAAAACATATGGGAGGCGTTAGATGAATTATGATGTAGTTATTGGTGTTGGATGTAGTTTTATGAATGGTGACAGAATTGTTAATGAAAAAGGACAAAATATTGGTAAACAATTTGTATCTGGTTTAGTATTGTCAGAAAAACTAAAATGTGATTATGTTCATTTGGGTAGAACAGGTTCTTCAAACGAAAGAATGTTTAAAAATATATATGAGTGGATTGAAAACAACAACAAAACAGGACACTACGAAAAACCATTATTCATTATTGGATTATCAGGCACAGCAAGATGGATGTTTCGTAGTCAACATAAGAAAAAATACTTTGACTTACAACCTGCTCACGTTCAAAGCTATGACGACGAAGCATTAGAAAAAGTAAATGAAAAAGTTACACATTGGAGAGATGATGTCAACGAGTTAAGAAAATTTATGGAATACTATATGACTTGGATTTACGATATTGAAGAACACGACTTAAAACTTCAAAGAAGTGTTACGATGTTACATCATTATTTAAAAGGAAACAATTGTGATTATAGGATACATAATTCATTAGAGGATAGTTTAGGTGATATTAAAGATAAGATAAACTTTTTATCATTCAAAGATGAAAATTATAAAGGTGAGGACACTTGGAAAGGTTATCTAATGTGGCAAATGAAAAACATAGATAATGAACCTTATGATGACCCAATAGAAAAGGGTTCACCAAAACCAAAGAAATATAGAAGTCCTTTCCCGCCGTATGGCAAAAGGTTTTGTGAGGGACATCCTTCACCAAACGCAAACAAAGAGTTAGCAGAAAGAATATATGAGGACTTAAAATGAAGATAGCAGTTTGTATGAGTGGACAACTTCGTCAATGGGAAATAGCTAAAGAAAACCAAAAGTGGTTTTGGGAAACATCAGGAGTTGAGATGGATTACTTTATTCACACTTGGGATTATAGTGGAGACAGAGAGGGAGTCTCACAGCCATATGTTACGAGAGATGTCTCACAAGACGAGTTTGATAAAGTAGTCGAATGGTATAAACCAAAGAAGTATATCTTTGATAAAAGAAAACAAGATTTCTTTTATGCTAATGACCATTGGAGTAGTTTGTTTTATAGTTTAGCACAATCAATTATGTTAAAACGAGAGTATGAAATAGAGAATGACTTCGAATACGATTTAGTGATAAAGACAAGACCAGATGTAGTGTTTGACCCTATTTACTTTTTTAGTTGGGAACCATTAGAAGATAATGTGTTGTTTGCAACACAAGGTGGAATTATGGAACACGAGTTTCATATGTATAATACTAACGATATGGTTTTCTACGGAACATCATACACAATGGACTTAGTATCACAAATGTATTTTTACAGACAAAAAATGTTAGATGAAAGAAAACTATTTGATAGGAAACTATATACAGGCCCAATAGGACCAGGCGTATTAATGCAAGAATATTATAGAGATTATGGAATAACAACTCAAACGATTCAACCAAACAGACATACATTCATTGAGACTTTGGTAAAACTTGGTTGTCCACAAGACTTAGATTTATTTCAACATAATGAGTTTCACAAAATGGAAAAATACTTTAGGGATTGGTACTTAAAATGAAAACGATAGCTGGAATTATACACGCAAGAAAAGATAGCACAAGGTGTCCTAATAAACATTTACGACCATTAGGAGATACTACTTTGATTGATGTTGCTTTGGATAAACTAAGTAAATTAGAGTTAGATGAAAAGTATTTAGCAGTCTATGACCAAGAACTAAAAGACAAGGTAATTGACGGAGTAAAAATTCTACATAGAGAATACGAATCAGTAGCGCCAGGTAATGCACCACATAATGTAATGTATAAACATTTAGAAAATGTTGAATCAGATTACATAGTAAACTTAAATCCTTGTCAACCATTTTTAAAAGTTGAGGAATTACAACAAGTGATTACATTGTTTAAATATTCAAAGTACGATAGTATGATTACCGCTAAAGTAGAAAGAAACTTTTATTGGGATGATGATAAGAATCCAATAAACTTTGAACCTAATGATAGATTGTCAACAACAACAGGCCCTTGGATTAATGCAGCTACACACTCTTTGGTGATTTACAAAAAACAATATATGTTGGATAATTGGGAATTGTTTTCAAATACAAAGTATGACCCATATCCATTTGTTGTAAATTGGAGTGATAAAGAATTGTTAGATGTTGATACAGAAATAGATTTTAAAATAGTAGAAAGTTATTATGGTAAATTATAGATTTAACACCTTCAATAACTTCAAACAATTTGATGTTGTTTCTATGATTGAGATGGAAAAACTTTATCAAGAATTGATTAGAAATTTGTTTGAGGATGGATGGAAAAGTAGTGCAACAAAACTTACAAGAGAAAAGGTAAATGATGATAAATACATTTATGATAAATTACCATTTAGTAAAATAGAAAATGGATTCAAAGTAAACATAGGTTTAAATTTAAATAAAAAAACTATTCAGAAAGACTTCTTAGAAAATGGTGGTTTTGTCTACATAGAGGTTCCAAACGAGATAATGAAAAATCAGACAAAGTTTTTGCACAATAATGATTTAACAATATTAGAGAAGTATCTTGAAGAAGTAGATTGGGATGGAGATTGGGAATATCTAATGTATGAGTATGATGAAAGATATCCACAAAAACACAAAACAAATAAACCATTAGAGTTTTCTTGGAGAGCAAACTTTAGTGTTGAATGGTTTTTAAGTATTAGAAATCAAGGATTTATTAATCCATTGGTATTTCTTCCAAACGAAGAAATGTTTGCAAGAGGGACACATAGAATGTATATGATGACAAAGTTAGGATATGACTTTCCGATGTTTGTCCCTATAACAGACGAGATTAATATTTTGTCTAATGATATATTTTTAGACAATAAAAGATTAGAATTAAAGATAGATATAGATAATAAAAAAGTGGAGTATAATTTTAAATGAAATATGTAATCGATATAGACGGAACAATTTGTAAAGAAGTCGGTGAGGTAATCGGTAGAGAACCTTATCTTGATAGAATTGCAAAAATAAATAAATTGTATGATGAAGGACACACAATAGTTTTTTACACTGCTCGTGGATTAAAGAGTGGTAGAGGTGAAAAACATTATCGTCCAATCACAGAACAACAACTAAAAGAGTGGGGATGTAAGTATCACGAGTTGTGTTTTAAGGGACACAACGGAGATTACTTCATCGATGATAGAGGAATAAACGCAGGAGATTTTTTCAATGAAACAAAAGTGTAATATATTAATACCGATGGCGGGTAGAGGTTCACGATTCGAGGAACAAGGATATACGGATAAAAAACCATTTATAGATGTGAATGGAAAACCTATGATTCACAGAGTGATTGAGAATTTAGGTATGGAGTTTGACAAAGAATATATGTTTATATTGATTTGTTTACAAGAAGACTTTGACAAATACGATTTTACAGAATTTGAAAAAGTTATCGGACACAATTCTTATGATGTCGTAATATTAGATGATGTAACTGAGGGAGCAGCACAAACCGTATTGACAGCAAAAGATTTAATCAATGATGACACACCATTAATGACTATGAACTCAGACCAATTAGTTGAATGGGATGTGGTTGATTTGTTTGAGGATTGTAAACGATTCGACGCATTAATTCCTTGTTTTTACGGAGAGGGTAATGCTTGGAGTTATGCCAGATGTGGACAAGATGGTTATGTAGAGGAAGTAGCAGAAAAGAAACAAATATCAGAATACGCTACAGCAGGATATTACTATTGGAGTAAAGGTAGTGACTTCGTAAAGTATGCAGAACAAATGATTGAAGACAATAGTAGAACCAACGGAGAGTTTTATGTAGCGCCGGTTTACAATTGGGCAATCAAAGACGGAAAAAAGATTGGTGTGTTTATGGTAGATAAACTACATTCATTAGGAACACCAGAAGATTTAAAAGAATACTTAAATGGATAAAATAACATATGCATATTTAGAAACTACAAACTATTGTAATTTGGATTGTAGTTTTTGTAATCGGACAGATGTGATTGGCCCACTAAAACATATGAGTTTAGAGGATTGGGGTAAGTTGTTAGATGGAATCAAACACCACCCAATCGAAGAAGCAAAACTTATGGGTATGGGTGAACCAATGTTACATCCACAATTCGATGAAGTTTGTCGTATGTTCAAAGAAACATTTCCAAAGTGTAAAGTTATTGTGGCTACCAATTGTCAGTATAATATTAATGACAAGTTTCGTGAAAGTCTAAAATATATTGATATGTTGTATTTGTCTATTGATGGTTACGAAGAAAATTATGAACGAGATAGAGCACCTGCTAAGTGGAAAAAACTGATTAGATTTCTTGACCAATTTGAATCAGTAGATAGACACGATTGTGATGTCGTGGTAAATTATGTGGTAAATGCATACAATGTTTATGATATACCAAAAATAGATGAACTAAGAGTTAATTATGATTTAGGGGAATTGAGACTAAACATAGCACAGATTTGGGACGCTGATACAAAAATGAGTGATGATGTAGCAACATCAGGTTATACTAAACACCAATTAGACTATCTAAAGAAAAATTATGGTGGAAAAATTATGGGTAAATCCAAATGGGATTTTAAAGATTGTTTTTGGGTTAACAATGCAATTTATACCACGGTAGAGGGTAATGTAAAAATGTGTTGTATGAATACTGGCGCAGAGCCATTTGGTAATTTGTTTGAAAACTCAATAGATGAGATAAGAGAGATGGTAGATTATCAAAATGTAAAAAGAGGTTGTGAAACAAACAACCCTACTTCACATTGTAAAAATTGTTCATACAAAGAATTAACACCAATCTTGGAGTATGTAGGAGTATGAAAAGTCATTTGAAAAAAATAGAAAGAAAATTTGATTATACGGATAAGTCTCAGTATGATTATGTATTGAATCAATCTGAAAGAAGTGAAAACTTCTCAACAATATTGTTTGAACTTTTTAAAAAAGATTTAAAACAAGAAGACTTTGCATATTATCCTAATACAAAAAACTTCAAAGAAAAAATATGTAAATTTTATAATGTAGAAACAGAAAACTTATTTTTAAGCGATGGTTCTGATGTTGGTATAAAGTCTATCTTTGAAACCTTCACAACTTGTGGCAAAGTTATCACATCAGAACCGTCCTTTCCAATGTATAAAGTATATTGTGAATTATATAGATGTCAATACTATGGTATACATTATGAAAAAGATTATACATTATCTATTGACAGATTACTAAGTTTTAGTGACAAAGAAACTGATTTGTTTATATTAGCAAATCCAAATAGTCCAATAGGAGATTCTAAGACATTTGAAGAAATTAAACCAATATTAGATACAGGCAAAATGGTTTTGATAGATGAGGCATATATAGAATTTTCTGATGCTAAAAGTATGATAAAATATATAGATGACTATCCTAACTTATTGGTCACAAGAACATTTTCAAAGGGATTTGGTGCGGCAGGTTGTAGGGTTGGTATGACATTTGGACACAAAGATACAATTGAATTACTAAGTAAGTTTAGACAAATGTATGAGATATCAGGAGTGTCTATGAAGTATTGTGAATTTTTATTAGACAACTATAATTTAGTTGAAAAATATGTAAAAAAAGTTATAGAAGAAAAGCAAAAAGTCTTGACATTGATGAAAAATTTTAGTATATTAGATAGTGAGGCAAACTGGATACACTTCAATACTCACGATGATAATTCAAAAACACAACAAATTTTTGATAAACATAAAGTATTAGTTAAGTATTGTTCACTTCCACACGATACGAGAAGTTCTTGGTGTCGTATGACAATTCAACCTGATATGACAAGTAAACCATTTTTTAGGGAATTAGTTAATGAACAATGACCATCTACTAAATAATGACCATTTAAATTGTGAACACAAAGTTGAATGTCGTTGCTTTCCAAAATATTATAAAGAGGAAGGATATCCATTAAATCCAGAATCATACAAAGATGTTCCAGGTTGGATAAACGATGCTGATTTTATTTATAAAGAAATGGTTGATATGGCAGAAGACGGAGACCACTTTGTAGAAATAGGAACTCTCTTAGGTCAGTCAGCAACAAGGATGGCTCAACTAATTAGAAAGTCTCGTAAAAAAATTAAGTTTGATACTATCGATTTGTTTTGGTCAGTACAACACATCATAAAGCATTATTGGGAATGTGGTCATCCATATCAGTTTCGTGTTTATATGGAAGAACTTGAAAAGTTAAATGCAGATTGTTTAGATGTCAGTAGACATCCACTAAGACATATGAATTTATTGGAATATGTAAACTTTATAACTTGTGACGAAAAATATGCTTACAGATTATATGACAATAATAGTCTAAAGTTTGTATGGATTGACGGAGACCACGGCCCAAATGTTGTTTATAATCATTTAGTAAACTTCTGGCCAAAATTAAAAAAAGGTGGTGTTATCGGTGGAGATGATATTGAGTATGGTGATGTTTTGCACGATGTAAAAAAGTTTACAAAAGAAAAAAATATGAGAATAACATATAGTTACAATGGATTTAAATTAATAAAATGAAACTACTAAATAAAAAAAATGAAACTTTTGTAGACCTATTTTTTAAAAATCATAGAGTATTTTTTTGTGATGATTTACCTTGGAAATTGTTTAATTTTGAAAATGCAAAATCACAAAGAGATGTTAATCTAATGACAAGAATAGAATATTTGTTTTCTGAGTATGGATTTTTCAATGAAACATATAAAGAAAGAGATTCTAAATACATTGAGCAAGAAAGAAAAAAGAGAGTGGACTTTGTATTTTATCATAGACAAAGAAGATACATAGTTCAAGAATTGATATCAGATAATTTTCACAATCCAACACACCATTCTTTTATCATCAAGAATAACCATCAAATTGACTTTGAAGATATAGAAGACGATGAAGGATTTAGAATGGTAACACATCCAGGCCACACAAGGTTTCAGTCATCTTGTTATTTGAAAAAAAATCTAAACAAATGTTTATTATATGTTAACAAAGATGAATATTATGACGGATATTTCAAGGATAGTTTTACAGAAATAAAAAGTATTGAAGAAGCTTACAAGTATTGGAGACCAGCTAAAGAGGTTAATAGAGATAATTTAGTATTTGATTTTTTAAGTCCATCATTTTTTAATGATGAAGTAAGAGGTTTTAAGAATGGAACAAAATATCATAAAGAAACTAAATGTAATATTTTAAAATTATGGGAACTACAAGAATCACCAAGTAAAAAGAATATTCTACATACACAAACTTATATAGAAAATTTTTTCGAATCATCTGAGCAGATAGCTGAAATTATGTTTGAAAAAAAATTAACAATCTATACTAATTCAAAAGATGATGTTAGTTCACATTTTAATCTGATAAGAAAAAAACTAATTAGGTCGGCAGAACTTCTTTCAAAACGAAGAAAATATGATTTTTACTTTGACAATGTAGACAAGTTTGAATTTGATGTAGTTGTTGTTGATAGTAAACCCAATGATATATCAGCACTAAATGATAACAAAGGATTTGCTATATGGATTGACAAGAGTGTTCTTAATGATATAGATAGAGATATTTACGAATTTACTTTTTTTACAAGAAAAGATGTAAAGTTAGCAGAGACAGAAGACGGAAAGATTTCAATAACGAATTGTAGAAATACAGGAGACAAAAGATGGAAGATACACAAAGAATTTTATTCATAACGCCAGTAAAACATTTAAGTGAGTTTTATAATTATGCTTTACAAAACTACAAAGTTACGGAATTAATAGAACCAACCTATGAAGATGTAAAGATACAATTACCAAACTTTGATATATTGTTTTGTGCACCCAATCACCAAACATTTGTTATTGATGAAGAACTAATTAAGGACTCAAACATAAAATCTATATTGTCACCATCAACAGGACTTAATCACATTGATGTTGAGTCGGTTCCGATTGTATCGGTAAAGAATGACAAAGTTTTAAATAATGTTTGGTCAACAGCAGAACATACTCTATATCTAATGTTGTCAATAGTTAGAGGAAAACACGAACTACACGATAAAACATTAGGTATTATTGGATACGGAAGACTTGGTAAAATGGTTGAAACACTATGCAAACCTTTATTTAAAAAAATCATATCGGTGGATAAAGGTGATAGTCTTGATGAACTATACAAAGAAAGTGATGTAGTTTCACTTCATATGGATTATAATCCAACAACGGAGTATATGATTGACAATGAATTTTTGAGTCATTTCAAAAAGAGTATTTATCTTATCAATACAGCAAGGGGTGAGATTGTAAATGAACAAGATATAAAACATCTACTATCAGTCGGTAGAATTAAAGGATATGCTACTGATGTATTGCAAACAGAATATAACGAACAAAAGTCAGTATTCTATGGAGTGGATTATGTAATCACTACACCACACATAGCAGGAACATCAATAGAAGCACAAGAGAAAACATACAAACGAGTATTGGAGAAATATGAAAATAATAGCTGAATTATGCCAAAATCACAACGGCGATATTAACACATTAAAAGATATGGTAGTCAAGTCTGCTGAGAGTGGAGCAGACATAGTAAAGATACAATCTATCAAAGCTAATTCACTCACTAAACGAGATGAGTTTGAGTCATTTAGAAAGTATTCGGATGAATATAAAAGATTAGCATCATTAGAACTAAGTATGGATGATGAATTAGAATTCATACATACAGCAAAAGCTAATAATGTTATACCAATGACAACAATATTTAGTCCTAATCACTATGAATATTATAATAGTTTAGGGTATGATTATTTGAAGTTAAGTGGATATTCAATGAGAGCATTTGATTGGGGTAAAAAATTAGATAAATTTAATTTCAAACATTTAGTATTTTCTACATCAAGTTTACACATACACGATATTCAGAAATGTATTGATAATTTAAAAGGAGTTGACTTTACGATACTACATTGTGTTTGTTTATATCCAACACCATTTGAAAAATTAAACTTACAATCGATAGAACATCTGAAAACATTACACGATAAGGTAGGGTTTAGTGACCATTCAGATAATTTATTATCAAGTAAGTTGGCTATATTTCAAGGCATTGATATGTTAGAAAGACACTTTACTATATTGGATAAAAAAGAAACGAGAGATGGAAAGGTTTCGGTTACGCCAGAAGAATTACAAGAGTTAAAAACATTTAGTGATTATACAAAGGATGGTCAGTATTTGGCTTTGAATGGGTTTAACAAAGAACAAAGATTTAACCACGAATACTATCAAGGACGCTTTGAGTAAAGTAAGTTACATATTAGTTTGGTCGGATACAAATACGATGAATCGAAATGATTCTAAGAATTATAATGTTGATGAAAAAGTTAATCAAGAGTTACTAAGACATACACTACATTTGATTGACCAAATATTAGAAATGAATCCACACGAAATATTAGTGATGGATAATGAGGGTAATTTTCCCAAGCATAAAAATAAATTAGTCAAAATAATACCTTCATACCAATCAGTTGGTTATGTAAAAAAAGATAGTCCTTATAATCCACTTTGGTTAGAACAAATTACCATAGATGATTATACCGAGGATACAGATTTTAATGCTGCTAAATCAACTGCTATGGCATATAACCACGGAATAATAGAAGCAAGTGGTGATTACTTGGTATTACAACACAACGATACACTATATCTTGATAATTTTATAGAGGAACAAATAGAACTATTAGAAAAAGAAAACTACGAATATATTACAATTGATAAAAAACAAGTTAAGTTTGAAGAGTTGAAAAAGTATGAATACTTTGCTGATTGTTATTGGTTTTTATGTAGAAAAGATTTTTATTCTAAACACAATATTTGGGTGGATTGGATTAGAGGAGATAACAACCATTTAGCAACAATTACTTGTAAAGATAAAGGACTAAAGTATTTACATTTACCTGGCTTTTATGGAACAAATGAGACAAATAAAGTAGATTTTTTTAAAAAGTATAACTACAATACAAATGAAGGAAGACTACATACATTCAATAGTAAACCATTCTTAATTCATAGAAAAGGTGGAACAGGACTTTACAGAATATTAGAGGAGAAGCGATGATATTATTGACAACAGGAGATAGTTGGACACAAGGTGATTCTCCAGCACAAAATATAAATTGGGAAGCAACAAAAAATATAGATTGGTACAACATAGTACCTGATTTTGGTGAACCCACTATATCTTGCGATGATAGAATTCTTTATAAATTTTATGATAGTGATGTATGGCCAAAAGCATTGGGTAAAGAACTCGGTGTAGAAACTTGGAATTGTGGTAGAAATGGTGCAAGTATAGATAGAATTGTAAGAAGTACAATAAATTCAGTAGAGTATTTAGAATCACTTGGTAAAAAAGACTTATTTGTTGTTGTGGGTTTGACAGCTATAACAAGATTTAGTAATCTTAATAGAAAAGAAACTAAGACATCTAATAGGTTAGTGTATGAAGATGTACATTTATACAACGCTTTGATGAAAAATATAACTAATCTTGAAGTATTATCTCAACGACATATTATCAATATAATCAATTTGCAAAATTATTTAAAAATGAAAAACATACCTTACTTAATTTTTAACACATTTGATAAAGGTATGGAAAAAGATTTGAAAAAAATAAAATTATATGATTCCATAGATTTAGATAATATTTATAATAAAGACTTTAAGCCACACTTTTTGAATTACATTGAAAAAAACTTCAATACTGATTGGGGTAATAATGATGATTATTTTATAATAAATCATCCAACAGATAAATCACACATAGAGTGGGCAAAACAATTACACAAATACATTAAGGAGAACTATGATGTTTAGTAAAATAAAACAATGGATTAATAGTTGGAAAAAGAAAAGACAACTAAATAAAAAACTCGCAGCATTAAAGAAACGAGACCCGTTCATATATAAATAAAACTTCCAAACTTTATATTTATAGTTGTATACAAATATAAATTTTAGGAAAAAATGATTAAGTTAAAGAACATACTATTTGAAGCTAGTCTTACAGGTCAAAACCAAGGTTCTGAAGAAATCGGTGGTTACAAAGGTTTCTTTAAGTTATCTGAGATGGAAGCTTACAAGAAATGGTTAAAGAAAACCCTAAGAGTAGAATTAGTTGAGGGTGTAAATGACCCTGGCATTTTAAAAGCAGTGTTCTTAGCAGGTGGACCTGGTTCAGGTAAAACTTATGTAGCAAAAGGACTATTTGGAATACCAGAAAGAGTAAATGTATCTCAGTCAGGTATGAAAATGGTTAATTCAGACAAAGAACTAAAGTATTTGTTGAATAAATTTGGATTCGGAACCGATTTAGACGCATTGCCAGACGAAGTGTTTGCAAATCTTACCAATCCAAAAGACCCAAAGTATAGTGGATTGAGAACTTTTGCAAAAAACTTAACAGCAGAAAGAAGAAGATTATATCAAAACGGAAGACTTGGTATGATTATTGACGGAACAGGTGACGATTTCAAAAAAATCGCAGCAGAAAAGAAAGAATTAGAAGCAGTCGGATACGACACTTATATGATTTTTGTCAACACCACATTAGAAGTGGCATTACAAAGAAACGAAAATCGTGATAGAGTATTGCCAGAAAAAATAGTTAGAGATTCACACAGAGCAGTAAATCAAAATATTGGTGGATTTCAAGGATTATTTGGTAGTGGTAATTTTATGATTGTCGATAATAATGATTATCAAGATGAAAAAGCAGCACAAAAAAGATTTAATATGTTGGTTAAACAAGGATTAGGTAAATTTATCAAAAGACCAATCAAAAATAAAAGAGGTTTGTCTTGGGTAAGAAAAAATAAAATGTTAGGAAAAAAATAATGTTAACAACTTTTGATGAAATAATAGAAGTAACTTTACACCACGAAGGTGGATATGTTCACGACCCAAAAGATTTAGGTGGTGAAACAAATTATGGAATAGCAAAACGATTTTATCCAGATGTAGATATCAAAAATCTTACAAAAGAAGAAGCAAAGGAAATCTATAAAAAAGATTATTGGGATAGATATAAAGCTGAGAAATTACCAGAACATTTAAGACATATACATTTTGATATGTGTGTTAATCAAGGGTATGGAACAGCGGTAAAGATTTTACAAAGAGCATGTAATGCGAAAGGAGCAGACATCGCAGTAGATGGTGGATTTGGTCCTGGAACACAAGCAGCAATCGACACATACAAACCTTCAATAGAAAGAGTTCGTTGTTACAGATTGAAACATTATTATGATTTAGTAAATAAAAAACCCGAACAGGAAAGATTTTTGTTCGGTTGGTTTAAACGAGCATTATCAATTTAGGAGAAAATAAATGGCAACAGCACAACAAGGTAGTTTTGTTAGTAGAACAAAATCAAACCCAAGACCAAGTTCTTTTCATATAATAAAAGAAGTACCAGCGTCAACAACATACGAACCAACAGGTTCATTCCAAAATACAGGATTTATAGTTGAGCAGGGAAGTAACTATACACTAACACCAGCAGGTGGTGGAGACACTCTGACAACAGGTTTAGTTGTAGGTCAAGTATATAATATAGCTTTGAAAAAAGTCGTTAATGGTTCAAGTACAGTAGTTCAACTATTACAATAATGAGTCAAGTAAGACAGATAATAAGAGAAGCAATCACAGAATTGATTGACGATAGTCGTTGTATCAATTGTGGTTCAATCACCAACGAAGACCTAAGAAAGTGGTTCGGTAAAGGTGGAGCCGGTGGAACAACCAAAGGTGGTTGGGACAGATATGGTTCAGACGGACAGAAGTTAGGTAAATGTGGTGGTGGAAAAGAAGGTGGTGCATACGCCGCATGTTTGAGTGCCGAGAAAGCTCGTAAACTTGGCCCAAAAGGTAGAGCTGCTTTTGTTCGTAGAAAAAGAGCAGACCAAAAGAAAGCAGGTGATTCCAAGAAAGGTAGACAAAGGTCTAAAGGTAAAAAGCCAGTAATGAGTAAGACAGGTGCATAATGGCTGGAGATTGTTATCAAGCAAATGGTAATTTTATCATTACCAAAATGGGAGACAACGATTTTAAGTTATGTCACGGAGTTGCTTTGTTAGCAAGTGATAAAAAACCTTTTGGACATTGTTGGGTAGAAAAAGGTGGTGCAATATTAGATTTTTCTAATGGTAAAAAAATTGCAACCACTAAAAAGAAATATTATGAATTAGGTGGAATACCAGTTTCAGGATATAAAAACTATTTTTACACACCTGCGGAAGCAGCAAAGAAAATGGTTGAAACAGGACATTGGGGGCCTTGGGATTCCAAACCACCGAGATAGATATGAAGATACAAGAATTTGCAAAACACTTAGACGAACCAAGAGAGATTGGTAAAAAGAAAAAAAGATTATCGTCAAGTGAAATGAGAAAAGTAAAGGACAAAGCATTTGAAGTTTATAAAGAAGATTGGAGTCAGAAGTATAAACGAAGTATTGATTGTAACAACCCAAAAGGGTTTTCACAAAAGGCACATTGTGCAGGACGAAAAAAACAGGAGAGTATGATGAACTTAAAATCATTAGTAAAAGAAACAGTGAAAGAAGTTGTAGTTGAAAGACAATTAGAGATGTTCTTAGAAAAGAATGTTCCTACAAATCCTTCCAAATGGTCTTATTACAAATCACAAGCAAAGAAAAAGTTTGATGTTTATCCATCAGCTTATGCAAATGCTTGGGCAGCAAAACAATATAAAGCCGCTGGTGGTAGTTGGAAAAAAGGTAAGTAGTGAAAAGTTTAAAACAATTACTATCTAAA